TAAACCTAGAAGGTGATTTTACTGCACAGGTTCAACGTTTTGGTGGTGATACCAATACAGGTTTCGTTCCTACACAATGGAACTCTTGGAGAACTAACTGGTCTTCAAGTTCTAATAGATCTGATACTCAGACTATGAGAAGAGGTTCTTGGCCATTCATTAGAAGGATTACAACTAATACTACAACTACAACCAGATCACAAACACGTTCTGGTATTAGAACTACTATCACACCAAGAATTGATAGACAATCTCTAGGTGATAAGGTAATTGAAAGGACAGTAGTTCCATTTATTAGATCAAGAAATATTGCATTTAAGATTCAGCGTCTTAAGCCTAATACAAGATTCTATGCCTTTATTGATAACGTAGATGTAAATTATTACACTACTCCAAGATTAATCGAAGTTATTAAGAACCCAACTGATGATACTCGTACTAATAACACTCCATTTGTTAATGGTGAAACTGTTATTGGTCAAACATCTGGTTGTAGATTGAAAATCGTAAGTCCAGAGACAGGATTTGATGATGGTTTAAGTCCCTATGATGGATCTGAACTACCAACATCTTACGCATCTACTACACCTCTTCTTAACATTGATACTAGAACGATGTCTGAAACCGTTTCAGGTGCGTTCCTAGGTAACCCATTAGAGACTGAAATACTTGTTGGACAATCTTCAGGTGCTCGTGCTGTTGTTAAAACAAAACGTTTAGTTGCAAACACTAACGGTGATATGGAAGGTATTATGTGGATACCTAATCCTGGTGTACAAACTAATCCAAGATTTGCTACAGGTACACGTGTTATTAGATTAACTACATCTGCTAATGACTCTAGGATTCCTGGTCAAGTTGATTCTGCTGCAAATGCTAACTACGTTGCGTCAGGTGTTATTGAAACTAAGCAACAAACAATTCTTGCTGTTAGAAATGCTGACATCGTAAGAGATACAGTTCTTAGTGATCGTGTTGTTAATGACACAAGTACATCAACCAGAGACACAGGTTGGTACGACCCTCTTGCTCAGTCCTTCTTGGTTGAGTCTAAGGGTGGTGCATTTATCTCTAGTGCTGAACTATACTTCAATACAAAGGATGCAAGAATCCCTGTATCAGTACAGATCAGAGAGATGGCAAATGGTTATCCAACTACTAAGGTTCTTGCTTTCTCTGACGTTACTCTTCTACCTTCACAGATTAATCTATCTGAAAATGGTACAGTTTCTACAAGATTTACATTCCCATCACCTGTATATGTTACAGAGAACAGAGAATATTGTTTAGTTGTTCTTTCTGACTCTAACGAATACAAACTCTGGATCTCCAGAATGGGTGAGGATGATGTTACTAATGATAGAACGATCTCTGAACAGCCTTATGCAGGTGTTCTATTCAAATCACAGAACGCATCTACTTGGACTGCTGACCAGTACGAAGACCTTAAGTTTATCTTATATAAAGCGAAGTTTAGTACTTCTGGTTCTGGTACTGCTATATTCAATAACGCTGAACTTGCTATAGGTAACAGTGGTATTGCTGAGTTACGTTCTAATCCAATCAAGACTCTAAAACCAGAGATTAAGATTATTCTTTCTGATCACCAAGCAAACTTTACTATTGGTGCTGAGATTACACAGACAGATACATCTCCTGTACCTTCAGCTATTGTTAGATCTGTTGTACAAGGTATACAAGGATCATCTAACGCATATATTATTGTTGATGATGTTAATGGAACATTCAGAGAAGGTGTACAGTCTGGTGCTAATTACATCTATAGATTAGTATCTTCAAGATCACTTGCTGATATTACATTAACTGGTGTTACAGGTACATTCCAAGCTGATGTTGCAATCACAAATGGTACTGGTGCATCTGGTATGGTTACTGCTTGGAATTCTGGTACTGGTGTTCTTTCAGTTAAATCTATCACAGGTACATTTGCAGACGCAGACGCAGTTCAGCAAGAGGTGGGTGGATCTACAACTGGATCTGGTACTATCGGATCTAGTGGTGTATCTCTAAGTGGAGATGATATTAATGATTATCCAGCTGCTCCTATCTCATACTTCAACCAAGCAACTGAAGTTGAGATTCTACACGCTAACCACTGTATGCACGATGCAGGTAATAATGTAAATATCGAGGGTGTGATCTCAGAGGTTGCTCCTACAATTATTGACTCTGCATATCATACAAATGGTATCACCGCGTCTGATGGTGTTTCAGGTACTTTCTCATTACACGTTAATGATGCATCTGCATTCCATACAACTATCAATGGATCTGGTGTAGGTACAAGTAATCCTGGTTACATTATCATCCGTGATCCTGAAGTTGGACAAAGACATTTTGAGATTATCGAATACAGTAATATATCAGACGATGGTAAGATCATCACACTACCTTCTGGATCTCGTGGTAAGGCAGGTACTGCTGCTCTGATACATAGTTCTCTAAGTATCATTGAGTGTTATAACATCGATGGTATTCCTCTAACAGAAATCAATAAGCTTCACACTGCTATTGGTTCACCTACTTTGGATTCTTATAAGGTCGCAGTTACATCTGTGTCTACTAATGGTATTCAAAATGGTGGTCACAATGTTACTGCCACACAGAACGTTCAATTTGAACAGTTCTATCCACAGTTACAGACTACTGTGTATCCAGAAACAGAAATCATTCCTAGATTGAATGTTGTTTCTGCTACTTCCATTAAGAATGGAAACAATACAGACGAAGCATCGTTTATTAATGATGGTGTTTATCTCGACTGTATTGCTAATGAGGATAACTACCTCACCTTCCCTAAATTGATATGTTCTAAAGTAAATGAAGATGCTAAGTTAAGTGGTTCTAAATCCTTAACAATGCAACTATTACTTAACACAGGTAATGAGAACTTATCACCTGTTGTTGATACTGATCGTTGTTCTTTGATTACTACTTCTAATAGAGTCAACGAATTAGCACAGGTAGATTCTGATGCTGAGAAAAGAACAGGTGATAAGAATGATGCAGTATACATTACTAAGGTAATGAATCTATTGCAACCTGCAAATACTCTTAAAGTACAGTTTGAAGCGTGGAGACACCCTGATACTGAAATCTATGTTATGTACAGAATTCAACCAGTCGGATCTTCGATTGCGTTTGATGAAATTGGATATACATACTTTAATGGGAATGGTAAAGAAGACAAAACAGTTCAGAAATCTGAAGCATACTTGCTCAGAGACCTTGAATACACATACAACGGTCCTGAATTCATTTCAGCTCAGGTAAAAATTATTATGACTTCGAAAAACCAAGCATACGTTCCTATGATTAAGAACCTTCGCTGCTTATCGTTAAGTGACCTCTAATAAAAAGAAGTACCTCTACGTAGAGGGAAAACCCAATCTAGTTCGAGATACCACTTCTGGTGCTATACTAAATACAAAAGCAACCCCTCCTGGCACTGCTGCTAAAGCAAGACGTGCTAAGGATGACAGGATGGAATCTATGCAAAACGAGCTAGATGTGCTAAAATCAGAACTATCTGACATTAAATCATTACTTATTAAATCATTGGAGCTGAACAAATGACTGCTGACAAATCTGAAACTGTTGATCAGGAAAAACTACTTTCTGACTTTAAAACTCGTTATCAAAACTTGATTGGAGAGAACCAAAAACTCGCTAATCAAATCAAACAAAACGAAACTCAAGCACTAAAACTGCAAGGAGCAATCGAAACGCTAGAATATATTTTACAACCTGGAGAAGAAGTAGACGAGGTTTCAACCGCAGAATAAGCAAAGAGACCGCAAGGTCTCTTTTTTACGGTTATAAATATCTCCAGTAGGCATTTCGTTTTCGTGCACGGAAACCATTAGAGATTTAACCAATGGCAAATAGATTACAATTACGACGTGATGGTGCCCAACAGTGGGCGAACATTAACCCTATTTTGGCACAGGGTGAACTTGGTATTGAAATTGATACATCACGTATTAAGATCGGTGATGGTGTAACTCCGTGGAATAGTTTAAAATACGAAAGACCTTTAGAAACAGAATCGAACGCTGCTAATACACTTGTAAAGAGAGACGCTGATGGTAACTTCCAAGCAGGTGCTGTAACTGCTACTCTAATTGGTAATGCTTCTACATCCACACGTCTTGCCAACGCACGTCAAATCCAATTAGCTGGTCAGGTTACAGGATCAGGATCTTTTGATGGATCTCAGAACCTTACATTAACAACTGACCTATCTCTAATTACAACACTACCGCATTATGATCCCAGTAATCCAGATGCTGATGCACTCTATACTAGAGTCCGAGTTAACTCTCAAGGTAGGGTTATTGGTGCTGAGCTTGCATCTACTCTGGCAAACTATGGTATTACTGATGCTCAGCCCCTTGATGACGAACTTACCTCACTTGCTTCTCTAACAACACTAGGTCTCCTTGTAAGATCATCTGTTGGTAATGTCTCTACCAGACAACTAACTGGTGGTGCAGGTCGTCTTGTCTTTACAGTACCTGATGGTAGTTCACAGAACCCATTCATTGACCTTGCTGATACAGCAGTTGTTGTTGGTAACTATAACATTGAATCATTAACATCTGTTAATGCTAATGGTGCTAACTCAGAACCATATGGTACAGAGACAGTTAATGCTACAAGGTTTAGTGTTGATAGATATGGTCGTGTCACACTGGCAAAGAACGTTCCTATTGCTACTGCAACAGAAGGATCTAAGTATGCTACTTATGACGCTGCTACTGCTTATAACCGTTATGACATCCTTGAACAGGGTGGAAGGATATATCAGGCAATTCAAGATATAAGTGCTGGTAGTGGAGCACCTGGTCACACTACAGGCGATGTAGGTGGATGGAGATTCACTAATAATGCTGCCATTGAACAGAAAGGTCTTGCTTCTTTCGCACAAGAAGACTTTGATGTAGATTCAAATGGTCACGTAACTATCGCAGCAGCAGGTGTTGATAACACCCAACTACAGAACAACCGTATCATTTATACTGACGGAAATACTGTACAGGAATTTCAGTTAGACAATGAGCTAACAACTTCCACTGCACATACAGGATTTGATTACCTCAACTATATTAAAATCAATGACACTTCTGGAAATCTTCTCTTTGGTGCTAATAACACCGATAATAGTTCTGCTGGTGGAGTTGATATTAATGTTGACACTAATATTAGTGGTGCGAATATCAAATTAGACAGACCTGGCAACACTCCTTTACAGACTATTGAAAGGACAGCAGGTTCATTAAAAATTCATCATAATGTCAATTCAGCAACTGATAGAACTCTTGATATTATTTCAAACAATAGCGGTGCTGGTACTGCTAGTATTAATATTACGGCTGACGAAGATATAACAATATCTGCGACTAATGTATCTAATAGAGTTAATGTAGAGGGATTCCAATTCCAAGACGATACCCTCAGTAGCACTGCTACTACTATGATCTTGGATCCAGGTGATGACGATGCAGCAACTGGTAAAGTTCAAATTCGTGGTGACCTTCAAGTAGATGGTACAACCACTACTGTTAATTCCACTGTGGTAACTGTCGATGATCCAATCATCGTTCTAGGTGGTGACACTGCTCCTGTTGCAGATGACAACAAGGATCGTGGTGTAGAGTTCTCATATTACGACACACAAGCAAGGGTAGGTTTCTATGGATGGGATGAAGATTACGCGGACTCTAACATATGGTCTGGCACTGGTGGGTATAGGTTCCTCTACAATGCCACTAACACAAATGAAGTTTTTGCTGGTACTGACGCTCCTATCATTGCTGGTAACCTCCGTCTAACAACCAACACAGGTTCTACATCAACTACAACTGGTACATTAGTTGTAACTGGTGGACTTGGACTTTCTGAGAACGCACACATTGGTGGTACGGTTACGATTGCAGGTCAATCAGAAATTAATAACAATGTAATTCTAAAGGCAGATAATAAGTCATTTAATATACAGACTGCTGCGGGTGTAGATAAGTTTACAGTCGATTTTGATAATGGTAATACAGTAATTCAAGGTACGGTTGATATTCAACTGGAAACCAAGGTTACTGATAACATAATTTTACAAGCCGATGCTAAAGAATTTTCAATTAAGAACGCTAGTGGGAACACTCAGTTTGTTGTCGATTCCGATAATGGGAATACAGTTACTGAGGGGACGCTTAACGTTAAGCAAGGGGTTGACTTTGATACGACCCTCAATGTGGATGGTAAAGCAGACTTTAACAGCGACCTTGAAATAGATGGTGATATTACATCACATAATGATATTCTAATTGACACTACAGGTAAGTTCCTTAAGTTAAATAACGGATCTGCTGATAAATTTGTTGTATCAAGTACATCAGGTAATATCGATACTGACGGAACATTGAACGTAGCAAGTCTTGTTCACTTTGAATCATCAGATACACCTACAGTTACTACTGATGCTCAAGATAACTTTGTTATCAGTGCAGCTGACTACGGTGCTTTACGAGTAGATGGTGGTGGTTACGTTGAAGGTGATGTTCTCTTTAACTCTGACATCTATGTAAACGGTATTATTAATGAGAGAGACTTAGGTACTACTGAAACATTCAACACACAAAACTACTTAAGAGTTAGATATAAACTTCGTACTGGTGTTTCTGCTGCATACACTCCTACCTTTGCACAGGATAATGCATCAAACCTAAGAGTATTTGGTGGAGGTGGTATTGCTACTGATCTTCATATTGGTGAAAATCTATTTGTAGGTAAGAAAGCGAATACAGATACTGTTGAATTCTCTGTTGATGAAGATGGTAATACAGTCATAGGTAGAGCAGGTGCAGGTACAAACACTGTCGGAACATTAGTTGTACACGGTGACGTTACAACAAACCGTAATGTATCGTTCACAGGCTCACAGGTTACTATAGGTGATGCTACTGGTGATGCTTTGACAGTCGAAGCAACATCCACATTCAATTCTAATGTAACTCTTGCTTCAGGACAGGATCTATTGGTTGGTGGTAATGCTGAAATTACTGGCAACTTGACAGTTCAAGGAACTACTACAACAACTAACAGTACTACTGTTACTATTGATGATCCTATATTCACACTGGGTGGAGATACTGCTCCAAGCTCAGACGATAATATGGATCGTGGTATTGAGTTCCGTTATTATGATTCACAAGCACGTCTTGGATTCTTTGGATGGGATGATTCAGCATCTAGGTTTGCTGTTTATCACGCTGCTACTAACAGTGCTGAAGTATTCTCTGGTACAAGATCAGGTATTGATGCTGGTTCTATAAAATTATTTGATACAACAAATGCAACCAACGCTTCAAGCGGTACTCTTATCGTTGGTGGTGGTGCAGGTATTGGTTTAGATCTACACGTTGGAGATGACCTACACGTTGTTGATGATGTTACTATCGGTGGAAACGCAGATATTACAGGTACATTAGATGTTGGAGACGACTTCGCAGTTAACACTAACAAGTTTAACGTTGATAAAGTTACTGGTAACACAACTGTTGCTGGTACTTTTGGTGTCACAGGTATTTCAACACTTGCTTCTACAGTCAATATCACAGGATCAGGATCTAATCTTACTGTAGGTGGTACAGGATCTATCGCAGGTGACTTTAATATTAACGTCAATAAGTTTACAGTTGCTGCTGCCACAGGTAACACAGTAATTGACGGAACCTTAGACGTAGATGAAGCAACAAATGTCACATCAACATTTGGTGTAACAGGAGTTGTTACTGCTACAAATCAAACTCAATCTACAGTTGGCAATACTTACAGTAGTGACGGTGCTTTCAGATTAACTGGTGGTGCTTCTATCGGTAAGAACGCTGCTATTTCTGGTGATCTTAGAGTTTATACTAACTCACAACTAGATGGAACTCTTGACGTAGAAGGTATAACCAACTTCACAGAGAAGGTTCTATTTAATAAGAATACTGACTCTGGTTCTGCTACAGATACAAGTGCTTCGATATACTCAGCAGGTGGTTTAGCGATCACTAAGAAAGCATTTATTGGAGACGACTTAAACGTTGGTGCAGGTAACTTCACTGTTGACGGACCTACAGGTAACGTTGGAATTGTAGGTACTCTATCTGTAACACAAGCATCTGGATTCTCTACTATTACTGCTAGTGGTGTTGCTGAACTACAATCAACCTTGAACCTTGGTGGTGGATTTAACATTAACACTAACAAGTTCAACGTTTCATCTGCAACTGGTACTACAAATATTGCAGGTCAGTTAAATGTTGTAAATGCTGTTGACTTTGATTCTACTCTTAACGTAGATGGTAATGCAGATTTCAATGCTGGCTTAGATGTCACAGCAGGTAATGCAACCTTTGCTGGTCTTGTACAGGCAGATAACGTAACTGATTCTACTGGATACACTGATGCTTCTGCATCTATATCCACAGACGGTGGTCTATCAGTTACTAAGAAAGCATATGTTGGTGGTGACTTCTCAGTTGGTGGTGCTGCTGGTATTAAAGCATCTATCACTGCTGCAACTGGTAACACAGATATCAAAGGAACACTCAACGTTGATGACGCTGTAACCCTCGGATCAACTCTTGGAGTCACAGGTCAGATTACAGGTGATGTAACTGGTGATCTAACAGGTAATGCTGATACTGCATCTCAGATCAATGTTACTAACACTAACAACAACACTCTGTTCTACCCTGCGTTTATGGGTGGTAACACTGGTAATCAAGGTGTATTTGTTGACTCTGCTAACTTAACTTACAACCCATCTTCTAACACTCTATCTGTAAGTAACTTCGTTTCTACTACAAACTTCGAAGTTCAGGGTAACTTGAACGTTACTGGAACTATTGCATTCCACGAATCTCAAGTTAGTGATATCAGTAACCACAATACTGATGCTCTTACAGAAGGATCTACAAATCTATACTTCACAAACGAAAGAGTTGATGACAGAGTAAATGCTCTTATCGTTGCAGGTACAGGACTTACAAAAACTTATGACGATGCTGCTAACACATATACTTTAGCATTTGACTTTACAGAATACGATACTGATAACGTAGTTGAAGGATCAACTAACTTGTTCACCACTGCTGCTCGAACAAGGACACACTTTACTTACGGAACAGGTATTGAGTTGTCTGGTGGTGGTGAACTATCTGTGACACAAGCGGATATTGATACCGACAATGTTACTGAAGGATCTACAAATCTATTCACAACTGCTGCTAGAACTAGAACACACTTCACATATGGTACAGGTATTCAGTTAGATACTGGAACACTTTCTGTAACTCAGGCAGATATTAATACTGATAATGTTACTGAAGGATCTACAAACCTCTTTACTACTGCTGCAAGAACTCGTGGACACATTAGTGTAAGTGGAGACTTAGGATACAATGCTTCTACTGGTGTTATATCATACACAATCCCAACAACTATTGCATCTCTATCTAACCACGATACTGCTGATCTTGCTGAAGGAACTAACCTTTACTACACAGATGCAAGGGCAGATGCAAGAATTGCTGCTGCTGATACTGGAGATCTTACAGAAGGATCTAATCTATACTTCACAGATGCTAGAGCAAGAGCTGCGATCTCTGAGAACAGCACACAACTAGCATACAATTCCACTACTGGTGTACTAACATATACACAGGGTGATACTGACACAGTTGCAGAAGGATCAAGCAATCTATACTTTACTAACGCTCGTGCTGATGCTAGAATTGCTGCTGCTGATACCGATGATCTATCTGAAGGATCAACCAATCTTTATTACACAGACGCTAGAGCAGACGCTCGTGTAACAGCAGGTATCACTGGAAAACTTGATGCATCTGCTGTTAGCACATTTGGTCTAACACTGGTTGATGACGCTACAGCATCTGCTGCAAGGACAACTCTTGGACTTGGAACTGCTGCTACTACTGCATCATCTGATTATGCAACTGCTGCACAGGGTACACTTGCTGCATCTGCTACACAACCAGGCGACTTGGCAACTGTAGCAACCAGTGGAGCATATAATGACCTAACTGGCAAACCTACATTATTCTCTGGTGATTATGATGATCTATCTAACAAACCAACACTAGGTACTGCTGCTGCAACTGCAAGCACTGCATATGCAACTGCTGCACAAGGTACGAAGGCAGACGCTAACGATACTGACATAGATGACATCTATACTCAGTTAGTTGCTATTGGTAATAACAATGCTATTACCACAGTCGCACAACTTAAAACTGCACTACTCGCACTCGCAAGATCTTAATTATGAAACCATTCCCACTTAAATACGTACCGCTATTATTTGTACTTTGTTGCATAGCATCAATTACATTGAACGTAGCACCTGTACTTGCCAATCACTTACCAGTGATGTATGTACAAGTACCTCAGTGGGCAGATGATTGGGCAGTGTGTGCTGTAGATATACCTGACGCAAAATGTCATTGGTATGTTATGGCACCTGACAACACATTCGGTGAAGGATTCGACTGGGAGACTGCTCCTTGGTTCGATGCCAATGGTTTAAATGATGTTGCTCCTATGCAAAAAGAAACTGTTGTACAACAAATTCAATATCAAAAGTAATGGCTTCCCCTAATTCAAAAGCAACTTTAAAAGAGTACGCACTTCGTAGACTCGGTAATCCTGTATTGGAAATTAATGTTTCTGATGACCAGATTGATGATGCTTTAGATTATACATTACAAAAGTTTGAAGAATATCATTACGGTGGATCTGAAAGGATGTATATGAAACATCAGTTCACTGCTGAAGATATTGCAAGATTTCAAGGAGATACATCAGAGACAGGAACTGATACATTACAGGCAGGTAGTACAGGAACAGTATTTAAGACGCAGAATAATTATTTGATTATGCCTGATCATATTCGGGCAGTGAATGGTATCTTTACTTTCCAAGATAAAGGTACTGCTAATATGTTTGACATTAGATATCAGTTGAGATTGAATGATCTGTTCGATTTTACATCGACACAGTTTCATCATTACTATATGATTCAGACTCACCTCTCAACAATTAACTTCTTGTTGGAAGGAATGAAACCTACCAGATTTATGGCAGAGACTGGTAAGTTATACATTGATATGGATACTACAACAGATATGAGAGAAGGTGAGTATATGGTTATGGAATGTGTCAGTGCAGTCGATCCTGTAAACTATCCTAAAATATATAATGTGATGTGGGTTAAAGATTATGCTACATCAATGATCAAGAAGCAGTGGGGAACAAATTTAACTAAGTTCCAAAATGTTCAGTTACCTGGTGGTGTTACTCTTAATGGCGAGAAGATTTATTCTGATGCTATTACAGAACTAGAAGCACTAGATGAACAACTTCGTACTACATACGAAACACCTCCTATGGATATGATAGGCTAATGGCTACTAATTCCTTTTTCACAATGGGAACTTCGGGGGAGCAAAACCTCGTAGGTTCTCTAGTCAAAGAACAGATTAAAATGTTTGGTGAGGATGTATATTACATTCCTAGAGTCATCGTGGATGAAGATCCTGCATTTGGTGAAGACTCTATGTCTAAATTTGATGACGCATATCTTATAGAAGCGTACCTAGAAAACGCACAAGGATTTGAAGGAGATGGAGATTTATACAGTAAGTTTGGTGTAAGAATATCTGATCAGGTTACATTTGTTATTGCAAGAGAAAGGTTCACAGAGTTAGTGGATGACAATGCCACACTTGTAGTGGAAGGTAGACCTAATGAAGGAGACTTGGTTTACTTCCCTCTAGCACAAAAGTTATTTCAAATACAGTACGTTGAATATGAAACTCCTTTCTTCCAGTTAGGTAAGATTCATACTTGGGGTCTGAAATGTGAACTCTTCGAGTTTAGTAATGAGAACTTTGACACAGGTGTTGATGCTATTGATGTAGTTGAAAGAAACTTCTCTACTACAATTACTCTTAACTTTGCAGAAGGTGGTAGTGGAACCTTCACTGCTGGTGAAACAATCGCAGGTGGTACATCTAATGTAACTGCTGAAGTTAAGTCGTTTGATTCTGCTACAAGACAACTACAAATCTACAATAGATCAGGTATCTTTACAATCCCAGAAACCGTTACTGGACAGACATCTGGAGCAGCGTGGACAACTGCCAGTTATAATACCCTAAATAATACTAACTCTGAGTTTGATCAGAATCAATTCTTTGAGACTCAGGCTGATGGAATACTTGACTTTAGTCAAGGAAATCCATTTGGTGAATTTGGAGGAGAAACTTAATGTTAGGAACGTATGCTTATAACGAAATATTTCGCAAGACTGTAATTGCATTTGGTACGCTATTCAATAATATTGAGATTAGACGTGCTGCTACTGGTGCAACTACCGAGGTTATGAAAGTACCCTTGGCATACGGTCCTAAAGATAAGTTTCTAGCAAGGTTAGCACAAGCTGGCACTGCTGAGGATAGAACAACTCAGATTACTTTACCTCGTATTTCATTTGAAATATCAGGTTTCTCTTATGACACCACAAGAAAAGTAGCACCGACTCAGATCATACGTCACGTAGACTCTAGTGACAAAACAAGAAAGGCATTTATGCCTGTACCATATAATGTTGATTTTGAATTAGCAATTCTTGCTAAAAATCAAGATGATGGTTTACAGATTCTTGAACAGATCTTACCAATCTTCCAACCAATGTTCACAGTAACAATTAATTTGGTTGATGCTATTGGTGAGAAGAAAGATTTTCCAATCATTCTTAATGGAGTTTCTTACGATGATGATTATGAAGGTGATTTCACAACACGGAGAACCTTAATTTACACCTTAACATTTTCTGCTAAGACATACTTGTACGGTCCTGTACCTGATATTAGCAGTAAGGTTATTAAGAAATCTATTGTTGATACTCATCTTAAGGTCGATACAACTGCTGCCAGAGAAGTCAGATACACAGTCACTCCAGATCCATTGACTGCTGAGGCTGATGACGACTTTGGATTCAATGAAATTAAATCGGAATGGCAAGATGGAAAAGCCCGCAATCCAGTCACAGGACAAGACGAGTAAGTACGACGGTATAGAGGAAGCTCTCGATGTAGAGACTTCTATATCACCTGTCGAAACTGAAGATGTATCTTTGCAACAAGAACAAGTTAACAAAGATTACGAATATACTCGTGGCAACCTGTACTCACTTATTGAAAAAGGACAAGAAGCTGTTGATGGTATCTTAGATCTAGCACAACAGTCAGATAGTCCCAGAGCATATGAAGTTGCAGGTAATATGATTAAAAACGTTGCAGATACAACTGATAAGTTAATGGATCTGCAAAAGAAATTGCAAGAAGTTGAGGGAGGAGGTGTAGGACCTTCTGCTAAGAACGTTACTAACAACACTATGTTTGTTGGAAGTACCGCAGAACTTGCAAAATTTCTTAAGTCCCAAAAGGATAAATAGATAGTAAAAGGAATCAAGTCACAATGTCAGTTTTAAATGTATTAGATACTCAGACAGTGAGTGGTTCAGGCACTTCATATATTGTGGTGAAAACTGGTGTTGTACGTGCATACGCTGCTTCAGCATCCACGATCGCATTTGATGGAGGTCCTGCCATAACTCTTGCTGCTGGCGAAGCTGTTCTACTTTCAGTAGGCAAACCAAAGAACGCTAAGATCGTTGCTGCAACAGATGCTGCTGCAATGGTAATTACCCCAGAAGGATTTTCTAACGGTGGTCGTCATACTTTTAGTGTTGGAGATTATATCGAAACCGTAGATGGTGGTGATGAAGATGGATTTACATCTGACTTTGAATCTGCTGCTTCAGGTGGTAAGAAGGTAACAGCAATCACTGCTACTTCTATCACAACAGATTACGATTCATCTGGTGCAAGTGGAGACTATGCTCTCAGTGCTGCTGATGCAACTGCTGGAGATATTCCATTAGTGAAGCGTGCAGTTAAATGTGTCGCAGGTGGTAACGCTGTTATCCTTGAGCAAGTGCAAATTGTAGGTGGTTAAATGTCAGACGATAGACTTAAAAAACAAAAGAGTTTTATCGATAAGAAGCAACTGATGCTTAACTTTCGTAAGTTAAGACTTCAGAGGAAAGCTGTAGCACAAAAGGCAGACACTGATATGCAGATGCAAACTCAGTCCTTTAAGATAAAACCGTTCGGACAGTTCATAACTGAGGGTGGTTTAGCACGTGCTATTGAAAAATCTAAGACTAAAGTTACTGGACACATCAGTGCTGACAGAGGTTCTGATGAAAAGAAAAATCGTGATAAGCGTAAAGGATTAGAGAAAGATCTCAAGAAGAAGGGTATCGGATATAAGAAGGGTGTGGGACAGTACAAGTATGACGATGGTAAAACTGGCACAGAGGTTTCCTATCACACCACAAAACCTGATAAAATGTCGAAGCGTCGTTTCGGAAAACTCTCCAGACGACTCGGTAGAAAACACGGACAAGAGTCTGTGATTACGAAGGATAAAGCGAAACCTGCAAAATTGCACTATACTGATAATAGTGGTAAGAAATCCGAGTCTATCGGTAAAACTAAAGCTGGAAAGCATCCTGGTGGATATGGTGAAACATCTTCTACTAACGTGCGTTCTGGTAAACTTCCTAAAAAAGTAAAGGACAAAAAACTACATTATGACAACTGAATGGGACGATTCTAATTGGAGGGAGGAGCAGAAAGCTTTTACTTCTAATAAAAGACATCTTGAATTACTAGAGAACGGACCTAAGAGTCTGTCTCAATCTTGGATCCTTCAAGCATTGCATCAGCAATGGATGAAAAGGAATGGATATAAATATCCAGACACAGAAAACAAAGGTCAACTGCAATCATCATTTAAGGAGTGGAACGATGGCACTAAAGTGTAAATACTGTGGACTTATTGTTCCTAGCAGTAAACCAAACCCAGAAAAGTGGTTACATAAACACGAGATGAATTGTGCTCGTAACCCAAATAACAATAAAACAAGCGGACCTATAGGTACAGAATAATGGCATTGTCAGATAAGACACAGAAACTATTTGACAAGGTGGTAGAATGGGATAGAACTTTGGCAAAAAAGTTCCAAACCAAATTTAACTTGACAGATTATCAGATGCTGTGTATAGCTTTTGGTAAGGGTTTCATCATCGGAGCACTACTACTGTAACAGCCTGAACTAAATAAATTTATTATGAGTCCAGAATCACACCCGAAACGCTACTATACAAAAGCAGAAGTTGATGTATTAATAGCAGCAACTATTGCAGAAGCTAGAGAAATCGATGAAGCTTCAATGCGTAAACATAACCGAGAAGCAACTGTCATAAGTATGATTCTCGGTTTTACTACACTTGCCCTCTTTATAGATGGTCTTCTTAGAATCCTTGGTATCATTCCTCCCTTTATGGATTTGGATGTTAACGTAATTGATGATATAATAGATAAGGTAAAGGGAGATTTAATTCCTATTATCGAATCTTCTAAGAAAATTATTATTAGATAATTATGTCTACAAAAACTGTGAAGAGACGCAACCAACTTAAGTCTCGTTTTTATTATTACTTTTGGGGTGCAGCAACCCTTGCGGTTGTCTCAGGTCAATGGTATGTTGGGTCTGGATACAGACAAATGTCAAGATCTATTAATAGAATCCTTGATGCTACTATCGAAGTATTGGAAGCACCTATGCGACCACCTACAGGTAGATACTATCCACTTGTTCCTCAACCAGATCTGACTGAGGACAGTATTGATCCTTATATATACCTTGAAAGGGATGAAAGAGAATCCGAAATACAGCGACATAAAATCGCTATATGAACTTTATGAAGAAAACTACAAACTCCAAGATATGATTCAAATCTACCAAGAAGAGATTCAAAAACTTGTTATAGAGAAAGAGAACTTACATAAAGAAGTTATTTTTCTACGTCAACAACTGAAGTATAAAACTTTAGGAAATGATGAAACTAAAAAAGACCCCGATTAAAGGGTCTTTTTTTATGTCTTTTAAATCATTGAATTAGAGTAAAACCTCCCTACAGATTCGTTTGCAACTGGGTTGAGATCCTTCGCACTCAATCAAGCAGTCGAAATAGTCGTTCATATTATCCGAATATGTGGAGTCGGTCGGTTCTAAATGATTCCATTCTGCCAGTTGATTGCTAGGAAATTGTTTCATTCATTTCTCCGTACCTTGGACATCATCATATAACTGAAAGGAGTCATAGTTCCCTCTCTGCGACTGATTTATTTATGTTCAAACGCAAACTTTGACCGAACCTATGTAAACTAAAATAAATACCTAGGAGCAAATACTTAGTCTATGGTTGTCTGGGGTGTGATCTGGATGATTGCCATTTTACTGGTGATAGTATCGTGGTATATCTACTATATACTTCGTATGGCATATGCGGAGATGAACGATGGGAGCAATGGTACCCCCAAGTCGGAAGAGTTGTTACAACTTCCGAGTGACAGAAATAGTGAAAGTAGTTGATGGTGATACCATTGACGTAATTATTGATCTAGGATTCGACCTCTATAAAAAAGAAAGGGTTCGTATAGCTGGCATCGATACTCCTGAGAAAAGGACTAGAGACTTGGAAGAAAAGGAGTTAGGTATTGATGCAACTAACTGGATGAAAGGAACATTAGAAGACACAATTAATGGAGAAGATGAACTTACTATCAGAACCGAACTTAAAGGTGGTATGGGTAAGTACGGTCGGCTTTTGGGTTGGTTATATGTTGGCGAAAGCGATGTATCGTTGAATGAACAGATGATTGAAGAGGGATATGCTTGGCCATATGATGGTGGATCTAAGAATAAGAACTTCCAAGAACTCAAAGACATCCGTATTGCACAAGGTACATATCAAGGAGACATTGAATATCCTGACGGTACACACGAAATAAATGGCTGATAATCAGATCTATCTCGGTAACCCGAATCTAAAAAAAGCAAATGTAATGACAAACTTCACACCTAAACAGGTGAAGGAGTTTGTTAAGTGCAGCAATGATCCAATCTATTTTATACGTAAGTATATTAAGATCGTGTCTCTGGATGATGGTGTCATCCCATTTGATATGTACGATTTCCAAGAGGAAATGGTTACAAGTTTTCACGAGAATAGATTTAATATAGCAAAGTTACCTCGTCAGTCAGGTAAATCAACTGTTGTTACATCGTACCTATTGTGGTATGTAATTTTTAATCCAAATGTCAACGTCGCAATCCTCGCAAACAAAGCTCCCACTGCTAGAGAGATGTTGGGACGTTTACAGCTCAGTTATGAGAACCTTCCTAAATGGATGCAGCAAGGTATTATTGGTTGGAACAAGGGGTCAGTCGAATTGGAGAACGGATCTCGTCTCCTTGCTTCATCTACTTCT